CATTCAGGAATTCACTGTTGAACTTCAGGTTCAGTATATTGAAATCCTAAAAGGAGATAGTCCAGTTTCAGGCGGTGTGAACATCAGCTAAATAGAACATATAACAGTCAAATTATAATATGGCAAAACTTTTTGGGTTTTCAATTGAGGATAAACAGAAGCAATCCGCTTCAATAGTCAGCCCTGTCCCCAAGAATAATGAGGACGGGGTTGATACTTATATTTCTAGCGGGTTTTATGGTCAATATGTAGATATTGAAGGTGCATATCGTAACGAACACGAACTAATTAAAAGATATCGAGAGATGGCTTTACATCCTGAAGTGGATAAAGCTATTGAAGATGTCGTTAATGAAGCAATCGTCACAGATTTATATGACTCACCTGTTGAGGTAGAGTTATCAAACCTTAATGCCAGCGAAGGCATCAAGAAAAAAATTAGAGAAGAATTTAGATATTTAAAAGAAACAATGGACTTTGATAAGAAGTCTCATGAAATTTTCCGTAATTGGTATATTGATGGAAGACTATATTATCTGAAAGTTATTGATTTAAAGAACCCACAAGAGGGAATTAAGGATTTAAGATATATTGATCCAATGAAGTTGAAGTATATTCGTCAAGAGAAGAGAGATGAAAAGGATGTTAACTCAAGATTGAGACCAGAAAAAGAATCTGTTCCAAATCCACAATTTGATGAATACTATCTTTATACATCAAAACCTAATTTCCCAACAGGAATGATATCTCAGGCAGGTAAAAATGCTGTTAAGATATCAAAAGATTCAATTACATATTGTACATCAGGATTAGTAGATCGTAATAAGAACCGAGTTCTTTCTTATCTACAAAAAGCAATCAAGGCACTTAATCAATTAAGAATGATTGAAGATAGTCTTGTCATCTATCGTTTATCAAGAGCACCTGAAAGAAGAATATTTTATATTGATGTAGGTAATTTACCAAAAGTTAAAGCAGAACAATACCTTAAAGAGGTAATGAATCGTTATCGTAATAAACTGGTTTATAATGCACAGACTGGTGAAGTTAGAGATGATCGTAAGTTTATGTCTATGATGGAAGATTTCTGGTTGCCTCGTAGAGAAGGTGGTCGTGGAACTGAAATCACAACACTACCTGGTGGACAAAATCTTGGTGAACTTGCTGATATCGAATACTTCCAGAAAAAATTATATCGTGCATTAGGTGTACCAGAATCAAGAATTGGTGCTGATAGTGGATTTAATTTAGGTCGTTCATCAGAAATATTAAGAGATGAATTAGGATTTGCAAAATTTGTTGGACGTTTAAGAAAACGTTTTGCTGCCATGTTCAACGATATGCTTAAGACCCAATTAATTCTTAAGAATATTGTAACTCCAGAAGATTGGAAGCAGATGGAAGATCATATTCAATATGACTTCTTATACGATAATCAGTTTGCAGAACTTAAAGAATCTGAAATGTTACAGAATCGTTTAAGTAACCTTGCAACGATTGAACCTTACATTGGTAAGTTTTATTCAACTGAGTTTGTAAGAAAGAGAGTATTACAACAAACTGATCAAGAAATTGAAGAGATTGATATGCAGATTGAAGACGAAATAGAAAAAGGTATACTTCCAAATCCAGCAGAAGTTGATCCAATCACAGGAGAACCATTACCTCAAGAAGGACAAGATTTAGGAAATGTTCCAGTTGATGAAGATCCAGATGCTTCTGCTGCAAAGATAACAGACGCAGATTATCAAAAGGATACAAAGACAGCGGAGATTTAATATGCCTTTATCAATGACTGGACTTGGTGGTGGTGCTGGCTCACTTTTTCGTCATAGTGGTGGTGGTGGTACTGGTGATTGGGGTGGATTATCGACTGGAGACACCTATCAAAATGGAAAAGTATATAAACCAAACGCTACAACATTCCAAATTTGGTATTACCCACAATCTCGTAAAGGATCATCTGTTACTTACTCAATGAGTAATTTGACAGGTGGTTCTTTTGAGGTTCGTGAACAATCTAATATGAAAATTTACCTGATTGGAGGCGGTGGTGGCGGTACTGGAGAAAATGCTAGTGGTGGTTCTGGTGGTGGAGCTATAACTGTTAACAATTTTATACCTGCTAATTTAGAAACCTTTAACTTTCAGGTTGGGAAAGGTGGAAGAGGTGGATGGTCACAACAGGCAAGTCAATTTTCTGGAATGCCATCTGGAAATCCCGCTATTGCTGAAGAGGGAGGATTTACAAATTTAACTGGAACTGGACTTAGCTTAAATGCTGGCGGTGGTCCTGTGGATTCAACAATTAACGCAACCACTTACTCTTCAGGCAAAGAAGCGACTATCAGTGTTAGCAATACTAGAGGTTTAAGTATCACTAGTGGATCTGGTGGTAAGGGTGGTTCTAGAAATCTCGCAGGTGAAGCTGGTGCCAATGGTAATGCTGGTGGCGGTGGTTCTAATGATCGTGGTAATGGACAATCAGATGATGGTGGTGGTAATGGTTCAGGAGATTTTGGTGGTGGAGGAGGTGGTGGAAATGGATATACTGCTGCTTGGTATGCTGGAAGTCGTCCTGGTGGTAGTGGTGGAACCTATGCATTTCCTGGTGGATATGGTGGAAATACGCAAAATAATGATTTTGGACAAGATGGCACATGTCCTACTGACAATACATCAGATTATCCTAACTTTCATGCTGGTGGTGGACGTGCTTATAAACAAGCAGATTGGTCAGGTTTAAATAGGGGATCTTCTGGAGGAGGAGGTTTTCCTGGTGGAGGAGGAGGTAGTTCCTATTATAATTCAAACGGTATAGGATCTGATGGTGCTTCAGGTATAATAGTATTTCATTGGACATTATAAATAATCAAAAAATATGACTATAGTTTTATTGGAGATATCTAATATATACCCTAATGTGTTCAGAGTTGGTGACATAATCACTGGATCATTATCTGGTGCTACTGCAACTGTTGCATCATATAATGAAAGTACAACCACTTTATCAGTCAATAATGTTAGTGGAACATTTGATGCCTCTAACGATACAGTGACTGAACCAGGTGGAGCAGTCGCTACCATTAAATCAATTGGTTAAAGGTAATAAAATATGAAATCAATGAGTGGATTCGGTGGTGGTGTTGCTTCATTAATTATGAAGAGTGCTGGTGGTCAAAGTATTATTACTGATAATCTTGTTCTTCACTTAGATGCAAACAATTATACAAGTGGTTCAACTTGGACAGACACAAGTGGACAGGGTAATAATGGAACAATCAATGGAGCTACTTATAATTCTGGTAATGGTGGATATTTTGATTTTGATGGAAGTAATGATAGTATATCATTTACCTATAGTAATGATTTTGCTTTTGGCACAGGTGATTTTACAATTGAGGCATGGTGTAGATTTGCTGCAGTAGGAGATGGAGGAACTGTCGCTGAGACAAGAGAAAATGCGGTAGGCAATCCTGCAAGAGAAGGTCTTGGATTTGGATTCAGATCAAATCGAGTCGTTATTTGGTCTGGTGTGACAAATACTTTTATTATAGATAAAACTTTAAGTTTATCTTTAAATGCATGGCATCATGTTATCGTTTCTAGAAGTAGTGGAACTCTTAAAAGTTATGTTAATGGAGTTGAGGAAACCTCTTCATCTAATACTCATAATTTTACTAGAAGAAATTTATTCATTGGTAGAAATATTAATGATTCGTCCACGGGTGGAACAAATTGGGGTAATCAAGATCATGCAATTGAGCGTATTTACAAAGGCAAAGGATTTTCTGCATCTGAAGTTCAACAAAATTTTGATGCAACAAAAAGTAGATTTGGATTATAGTGATCTCGTAAATGTATAAATAACTTTATTGCAATAAATTAATCTTATGGAAGATCTTGTTGATTTGATCGCTACTGACGCTAGTGCTAGTGATGTTTCCGATAAAATAAAGGAAAGATTGTTTGCCAAAGCAGCAGAATATGTAGACGCAGCTAAACCAGAAGTTGCTGCTAGTCTTTTTGGCGGTGAGGAACCTGAAGCAGAATCTAATCTTGAAGTGGAAGATGAAACTACTATAGAATCAGAGGAAACAGATGAACACGTTAATTAAAGGTACTGAAGCAGCTTGTGGCACTGACGCTGCAAATGCGTCTACCTTTGGGAGTGCAACAGTCGTTCGTCTCGTTAATAATAGTACAACAGCAAGACTAGTAACTGTTATTGATGAGGTTGGAGGATCCACAACAATTGGAACCTTTACACTACCAGGTAACAAAGTTGAATTTGTAGAGAAAAAACCAACTGAAGCGATCTTTGCAGCAAACGCTGCTGTCTTAGGTTCAAAAACAGGATACACAATTAGTTAAAAAATAAGAACTATGAAACTTATCACAGAAGAAATTTCTCAAGTACAATTTATCACTGAAAAATATAAAGGCAAAAAACGTCTTTGTATTGAAGGTGTATTCCTTCAAGGTGGTATTAAAAACCGTAATGGGAGAATGTATCCCGTTGACATTCTTGAAAGAGAAGTTAACAGATATACTAAAACTTTTGTGAAAGAAGGAAGAGCACTTGGTGAACTCGGTCATCCCGAAGGTCCAACTGTCAACCTTGATCGTGTATCACACAAAATTACCTCGCTCGTAAGAGAAGGCAACAACTTTAGAGGTAAGGCAACATTATTATCAACTCCAATGGGTAAAATCGCTTCATCATTGCTAGATGAAGGAGTCAAACTCGGAGTATCTTCTCGTGGTGTTGGATCACTTAAAGAGAGTAATAATGGATGTAAAATGGTTGGAGAAGATTTCCAACTAGCAACTGCTGCTGACATCGTAGCAGACCCTTCCGCACCAGACGCTTTTGTGAATGGAATCATGGAAGGAAAAGAATGGGTTTGGGAAGGAGGTTCGCTTCGTGAGGAACTTGCAGAAAAAACTCAAAGGACAATTAATACACTTGTCGATCAACAAAAACTAGAGGAAAAGAAGTTAAGTCTATTCCATGATTTTCTAAATAACCTCTAAATATAAAATATCTATAAATAAGTATAGATTCTTACGAATTATCAAAAAAACTCGGTAACAACTTACACGAAATGGAAAACATCGAAGAAAACCAGGTCACAGCAGGAGCAGCAAAAGCTGAACTTATGCCCTCATCAGGTGCTCAAGTCGAGGATCTTGGTGGACCTACACCAGAAAACTACAAGCCAGATGACGACTCTGCAAAACTTAAAGACCCTGCAGCGACCCTTGCTCAAGTCAAGGACATCGTAAATGCAAAGGCATCTAAGGCAGAGGAAACAAAACCTGAAGGCGATGTAATCGAAGAAGAACCAAAAGCTGAAGCAACTGATGAAGTTGTTGCAGAAGAGGAAACTTCTGAAACAGAGGAGGTTGTTGCCGAGGAGGAGACAACAGAAGAAGAAACCATCGAAGAAGAAAAGTTTGATGTCGAAGCAGATGTCGCAGCACTTCTTGAAGGTGAAGAACTCTCTGAAGACTTCCAGAAAAAAGCAACTACTATCTTTGAGGCTGCAATTAAGTCTAAAGTTACAGCAATCAAAGAAGAATTGCAAGAGTCCTACGCTGCTGCACTAGTTGAAGAACTAGATGAAATTAAGAAAGGACTAACAGAAAGAGTCGATTCATACCTCGAATATGTTTGTGATGAGTGGTTCCAAGAGAACGCATTACAAGTAGAGGCAGGACTCAAAACAGAAATGACAGAATCATTCCTTGACGGAATGAAATCACTTTTTGAAGAACATTATGTAACCGTACCTGAAGAAAAATACGATGTGCTTAATAGCATGGTAGACAAGCTTGATGAAATGGAGAATAAACTCAATGAGCAGATTGATCGCAATGTTGCTCTTAATAAAAGATTAGCAGAATCCAATGCAGATGGCGTTTTCGCTTCTGTATGTGAGGGTCTAGCAGACACTCAAAAGGAAAAACTTGCTACTCTTGCCGAAAAGGTTGAGTTTGAAAGTGAGGCAGACTATCGTGAGAAACTAGAGACACTTAAGGAATCATATTTCCCAAGTAAGACTAGTGCTCCAAAGAACACCTCTGAGAATTTATCAGAAGAGGTTTCCACAGACGAAGTAATCTCAGAAGAGGTTGCTCCCAGAATGCAAGCCTACCTGAACGTTCTTTCCAGAGCTGTTAACAAGTGAATTTAATACAATTCAAACAAAAAACTAAGAGGTAAAAACTCAAATGCAAATGTATAACACACAACAATTGCAGGAGAAGTGGGCACCTATTCTCGATTATGACGGACTTGATCCAATCAAAGACGCACACAGAAGAAGTACAACCGCTATCTTGCTTGAAAACCAAGAAAAAGAATTAAGAGAGGAAGCATCATTCCTATCTGAGCAACCAACAGTTAACACAAACAGTGGAACTGGAAATCCAGGTTTCGGTGCTGACGCATCTACACCTGTTGCTGGTTTCGACCCAGTACTTATCAGTCTAATTCGTCGTTCAATGCCTAACTTGGTGGCATACGATTTA